GGTGAGGATCGGCATGACCAATAGGTCCGTCTCGATGCTGGCGATGTCCAGCTGGCCGTCGGGCGTGCCGGTGAAGTCGAACGTATCGACCGTCTCCGTCTCAATCGCGACCGGCTGCTCGCCCGTGTCCGTGTCGGGATCGCCACGCCGGTACGTGCGGTGCGTGATGGCCAAGATGTCGCCGTCCACCTGGTAGTCGAGCGTGTGCGGTGGACTGCCAGGTGGAACCTGCGGGTGCTTGTCGAGAGTCATCTAGTACCACTTCCCTATGGCCATCACGTAGAGGCCATGATTGTCGCCGGACGAGAAGGTTGCGGTGTCCACGCGCCCCCGGATGTCGACCGACGTGCCGGATGTGTTGTCGGTGAAGAAGAACAGTTGCTCCCGTTCCGAGTCTGTGATGCCGCTACCCGTGTTCGCAGGCATCGCCACGACGCGGGGGTTTCCGGTGAACGCTGCGTTGAACGTCCACGTCGTCTTCAGTTCCGCATCGGTGACTTTGCCTGCGGTCTGGAAGCCCCAGGCGATCTGCACGCCGTTGTAGAACCGGACCCATTCGTTGCTACCGCTGACGCCGCCGTACTCGGCGATGGCGCGGGCGTCGATCTCGATGTCGGCCCCGTCCACATTGACTTGCCCTATGAACGTCGCGCCGTCTGTGGTGACGATGGGGCTTCCCTCGGTATTCAGGTCAGCGGCGTCTCCGAACATGAGATTGCCGTTTTCGTCGAGCCCGAGGTACCGAGTGACGGCGCCGAGCGCAAACTCCATGTTGACGTTCGTGCCGGCGCTCCGCAGCACGCTGAAGGGCGTCGAGTCGTCGGTGCCTACGGCGGCAGTAGGCATGTTCACCAGTCCCGTGAACGTCGCGCCGCCGGCGCCGTCCAGGGCCGCGACGCCGTTCGCGACGCCGACCTCCGTCTGTAGGACTGCGGTGGCGCCAGGCACGTCGGGGTTGCTGACGAAGATGGCGCCTGGTGCGGGGCTGCCGTAGAACCACTCGCCCGCTGTCGTCTCGTAGATGCGGATGGGGCCACGTCGGCTTGTTTGCTCGCTGCCGTCATCGAGCACCAGCAGCTCGGTGAGCCACGAGCCGGGCGGGCGGGGGTACCCGTCAGCGCCGACGGGAATTTGGAAGGTCGTTCCGTTTGCTGCGCCTAGCGGCTTCCAGCTGTTCGTGCTGACGTCCCACTCGGCATTATGCGTTTGGGGGTAGACGTTTGCTCCGTCTGCGTACGGCTCGTCGTACCTGACGGCCAGGCGTGTTCCTGCGGCGATGTTGCGGCCTGCGGGGGCGGTCGGGCCGCCCGTGACGGTGGCGAGGGGCATGCGGGCCTCCTAGAGCTGTACGGGCGTTCCGATGTCGTCGGTCCATGTCGGACCGGCCGGCCAGAGCGAGACGGACAAGCGGTAGCCGCCAACGGCGGGTGTGGGGATGGCGCCTCGGGGCCCGAGGATCGTGCGGGTGTACGGGCCCCAGCGTACGGTCTCGATGTCCTCGATGATCGTCAGGACCTCGTTGAGTTCCGCTTCGGCGTCGCGCAGCTCCGTCTTCCGGATGTGCAGGTCGAATTCGAGGGGCGTCGGGTTTCGCTTGCCGTCTCCAACCAGAAACCACGTGTCGCCCATCGGGGCTCGATACCCGGTGCTGGCGTACGTGATGGCGTCGCCGCGGCGGAGGTACCGCTCGGTGGTGTACACCGCGCCGCTGGCCGCTTCGAGGGTGAGGTTCGTGATTACTTCGCTCATGGTGTCAGACTTTCTTTGCGGCGAGGAGGTCGTCGGTGCTTCGCTTGCGGTCCTCGGCAATGGCGCGGATCAGGGTGGCTTGCGCGATGTCTTCAGCCGTTTCGGCGGCGCCCGCACGGATCCGCTGTGCGTACCATCCGTCGGTCGTGAAGCGGTGCTCAACATCGAGAATGTCGAGCGGGTCGAGGGTAGTGCCGTCCGCGAGGACGAAGACCGCGGTGCGGGTGAGTGGGTTCGCGGCGTAGTCTCCGCGGGCGAACGCTTCGACGGCTTCCACGCTTGGGGTCTGCACGAGGGCGGCGCCGGTCCTATCGAGCGCATCGATGTTGTCGAAGTCGGGCGTGAGGGGTTGCAGCTCGTAGACCTGGAGGTTTCGCCCGCTGGCGCTGTTTTGGTAGCGGCATCCGATGTAGATGGCGTCGATCGTCTGGTTCACGTCGAACACGCCTTCGATTTCTGCGCTTGGATCGAACGTGTGAATCGGCTGGAGGCTGGTGCCGCCCCACTTATTGACGGACGGGATCAGGATGGCGATGTCGCCGGCTTCGCTGTTCGGGCCGTTCCGCGCCAGCACGCGGACGCGTGAGATGGCTTGCGGTGTGCTCCAGATCCACCCGAAGCCGCGGTACTGGAAGCCGGGCGTTCCGATGCCGCCTCCTGCGAGGTAGTCGCGCAGGCCGGTGTCGGCGTCATCGTCGAGGAGGTACTGCTCGTAGCCGCTGGAGCCGCTGGTCCAGCTGGTGCCGCCGTTCGTGGTGCGCGCATCGGGAAGGCTGCCGGCAGGCATCTGCCCGATGTAGTTGGCGTCGGGGTTGACCTTGTCTACCGTGGCGACCGAAACGTAATCCGTGGCGCGGCCGTACTCGGTCTGTGCTGCGGTGTCGTTGTACGTGTAAAGCTTCAGGCCGAACGGGCCGGTCGCGAGGAAGTGGACCTGCGTCACGAGGCGTTCGGCTGCCGTTTCGATGCTCGTGATTTCTTGAACGTCCACGCCGGCGGTGAGGGTGACCTGCGCCTTGCCGGCGCGCCTGAAGAACAGGCGGCGGTTCGCGTCGACGCCCCACGTGACGGGCGGGACGTACTCGCCGTCGGTCCACGTTTCGCCATTGTAGCTGTAGTTTGGGGTGCCGGCTACCACGAAGCCGGGGCAGAGGGCGGCGAGGTCGTCGAGCAGGTCGCCCAGCCGGTTGTAGCGCGCCTCCGTGCTGGCCTCGAACGCGAGCGTTGGAATGTCGGCGGTATTGACCGTCACGCCGTTCGGGGGGTAGCTGGCGGCGAGGTCTCGCACGATGAGGGCGATGTCTTGCTGCGCGTACGTGTCGGCGCCCGTCCCGACCTCATAGACGCGCTTGCGCCATCCAACAGCGCGGATGGTGGTCGTTTCGTGCCCGCGTTGCGCGCCGGGCATGGTGACGATTCCGCTGAAGAGCGGGCTGTCCAGGGCACCGTTTTTGATGGGGTAGAGCGTGACGATGTCGCGTGCTCGAATGCCGGTCGCGCCGGCTTTCGCGGTGATGGCCAGCTCGCGGCAGTCTCCGTCTCCGCCGACGCTGGCGTAATCCACAGCCAGGATGGCGTCGTCGGTGTTGAGAACCGCTCGCAGCGCGGTCGGGACGGATCGGTCCCACACGGTGAGGCGCCAGCCGGTGATCATCGGAGGGCCGTCATTCGGTCGGGGCTACGGACGGTGGAGCCGCCTTCAATCCGGATTGGAATGCCGTCCGCGAGCCGGTCGAGGACAGGCGTGGCGCGGTCGAGGGCGGTTGTGAAGCGGTCCATGCTGAGTGTCGTTGCGCGCTGTTCGGCGGCGTTGACGAGCAGCGCCGCGGCTTCAGCGAGGTCGTACGCCGCGCCGACGAGGGGCGTGAAGGCAGCGAATTGCGCGGCGGGGGGTGCGCTGCTGACGGTTGCGCTGGTGCTGTCCTCATCGTCTCGAGTCCAGGAGGGGCGCGTGTCTCGGTCCTCGGGCTCTTCGCCGGGGCGGGGTGCGCGACTGCCGCCTTCGGGAATGTCGATCGTGCGGAGGTTCACGCCGAGCCAGCCGAGCGCCCAATTGATCGCGTTCGCGATGGCGTTCCAAATGCCGGCCACGACCTTCGCAACGGCTGTGAAGACGGGCGCCACCACATTCTCGAGAATCCAGATGATGGGCTGCAGCGCGCCTTCCACCAACGCAATCGCTACGTCGATGATGGGCCAGATGGCGTCGAGTACGGTCGTCATCGCTTCCACCAGGGGTTCGGTGACGCGGTTCAGGGCTTCCATGATGCCGGTGAACGCTTCGCTGCTCTGCAGCGCGTCTCCGAGAACGGCGGTCAGGGCTCCGAGCGGGCCTCCGGTTGCGAAGCCAGTTATGGCGGCGTCGAGGGCGGGAACGGCTTCCTGCGCTGCGGCGAGGGCGTTCGTGCCGAACAGGACGGCGGCGTCTGCCGCGCTCGTGAGGGCGGTCGAGAGGGCGCCTGGTCCTTCCTCTTCGGGTTCGCGTTCGACGCGGCTGCCGCGCTCGCCGTACTGACTTCCGGTGCGGAGCTTGGGATCGTAATCGCCCATAGCTGCATCGATTACGGTGTCTTGGCGGGCTCGCTGCCGTTCAGCGCTCGTCTCGCCGGTCATCACGCCGCCCGTACCGTATTGGGTGCCGGTCCTCGCTTTGGGGTCGTAGTCGCCGAGCGCATCGAAGATGACCTCGTCGAGCTCTGCGCGCCACGTGAGGGGTACGGGCAGGGCGTCCAGCCGGTCGCTGGCGCCTCCGCCGCTCATGAGGGCATCCATCCACGCTTGGTCTTTCAGCTCGGCGGCGGTGAACGCGACGCTGATGCGGTAGAGGTTGTCGGTCGTGCCGCCCAGCCGGCCGCCTTCGAAGAGCTCGTCGATCATGGCTTGGTCTGCGCGTTCGAGCCAGTCGAGGCGGACGGGCAGGTTCGTGGTGCGGTCGCTGAACGCGTCGGGCTGGCCGGCCAGGTAGTCGAGGACGGCGAGCGTCTTATCGTCCGCTTCGACCGTCATGGGGACCGGGACGGGAAGACGGCGGCGCTGCGCTTCGTCGGTGTCTTGACTGATGTCGCGGGCGTCGCCGGCCAGCGCGCCGCGTCGGGCGGCGTCCGGCATGCCCCACGCGTTTCGGAGGGCGGCGCCTACATCGTTCGCTGCCGTCTCGATGTCTCGGAGTTCCGTCTCGACATCTTCCAGGCCGCTGGTGTCCAGAGGGCTGGTGAGCTGGTCCGTGACGTCTGCCACGCTGTCTGCAATGTCGTCAAGCACGGCGGCGGCGGGCTCGGCGGCGGTGGCTACCTCTTCAGGCGTGCCGGCCAGGGCGGTCGCCAGGTTCTCAGCGCCGGCGCGTAGCCGGTCCTCGCTGGATTGCAGCATGCGGTGAATGCTGTCGGGCAGGCCGTCAAATTCGCGATCCCACGAAACCGCCATGTAATCGGTGAGCGCCTGGACGGCGTCGCGGGCGCCCATCGATCCGCTTTCAACGGCGAGCTGGAGGTCCGCCATTATGCCTTGCACGTCGTCGACGAAGTTGATCATGCCCACGAAGCGGTCGAGCGTGGCGCTGATGAAATACGCGATGCCGTCAACGAGGCCGAGCACGATTTCGCCGACACCCTGGAGCGCCAGCGCGAAGCGGTTTATGGCTGGCCGGGCGTCGTCAAGCTCAACGCCGAGCGCCTGCGCTGTGCGGGCCGCGACGGCGCCCGCCACAATCCACGGGGAGAGCCGGAGCGTGGCGCGGCCGACCATGATGGCCAGGTTGATGATGGCCGGTAGCATCGCGCCGGTCAGGGCGCCGGCCGTGATGATGGCCTGCTCTGAGATTCCTTCGAGCACGCCTTTCAGGCCGACCTCTTCGAGCCGGCCTCGGAATTCACCGAGCGCCGTGATGCCGCTTTGCAGGGCTTCGTCGAGCCCAAGCGCTTCCGTGAGCTGCCCACCAATGATGGTGCTGATGCGCGTGACCTCGTCTTGCACGTTGCTAAAAAGGCCGAGGATCGTCTTGCTCTGCGCTTCCATCGCGCCGCCGAAGCGTTCGCCGAGGCCGGTGAGGAGCGCATTGATGCCGGTGGAGGCGTCAATGCCGAGCGTCCCGATGTTCGCGACCTCTTCGCCGGTCAGGCCGAGCTCTTCCTGCAGAATCTGGTACGCGGGAACACCTCGCTCGGCGAGCTGCAGGAGCTCCTCCGCACTGACCTTGCCTTTCGCTTGAATCTGGCCGATGGCGCGAATGACGCCTTGCAGCTCTTCGTCTCCACCACCGAGCGCGCTGACGGTGTCACCGAGCGTGGTGACCATCGGGATCGCCGCTTCAGCCTCGATTCCGAAGGCGAGCAGGAGGCGGGCGGCTTGCTGCAGGCCGGGCAGCTGGAACGGCGTGGTGCCGGCCAGGTCGCTCAGCTCAACCATGAACGCCTTAGCCTCTTCGGCGTTGCCGAGCATGGTTGTGAACGCGATTTCGGTCTGTTCCATCTGGCCGGCGAGGTTGATCATGTAGCCGGCCGCGCCAAGGGCGGCGGTGCCAACGCCGACGAAGGCGCCCATCACGACGCGGCTTGGGCCGACTGCGTTCTCGTACGCTTTGCGGAGGCGCTTGCCGGCGGTGGTTGCACGGTTCGCGCTTTCGGTCAGCTGGTCGAGATCACGCTTCGCGGAATCAAGCGCGCGGCTTGCTTCATCGACGGCTCGAATGACGATGTCGACTTCGTTGCGGGCCACGCGGTCTCCGTTCGCTCAGCCGCTCCAGGCTGGTAGGGATCCTCGATTCCGGCTGCCTTGCTGCCGGCGTTGGTTCATCTTCGAGCGTTCACGTTCCCGCTGTTCAGCTTCGATGTCCGCCTGGTAGCACTCGAGGTTGAAGCTCCACCGGCCGATGTCGTCATTCAGCAGGGCTGCTGGCGTCGTGCTGTACGCCTTCGCCATCCGGCTCAGGATCACGGGCCACTCCGTCTGCCAGAAAGGCGTCGGGGTTGGCCGCACCTCCGAGCCGGCCGTACGGGAGCCCCGCGAATTCCACGATGGTGTCGTACACCAGCTCGAAGTCTGCGCCGAGGTCGTTGGGGGTCAGGGTGTTGCCGGCGCCGTCGCGCGTGAGTTCCGGCTCGACCACGCCGAGGAGGACGATGGCTTCCTGCGTCTTGGCTTGCTGTTGCAGGCTTTCGAGCAGAATGTCGGCGTCGTCGGTGAGGGCCTGTTGCAGCCGTTCGCGTTGCTGTTCCTTCGTTTCTCCCTCGTGGCGGTCGCGGGCGAGAGCGAAGAGGCGCTGCGGCTGGCCTGTGATGGCCATCACGTCGGCGTTCCGGACCTTGCGGATGGTGATCGTGACTTCCTGGTCGGCGTTGAGGTCGCCGTCCGCCCGTGCCGCGGCGGTGGCGGCCGGGAGGACGACGGTTCGGCGGGCTTGCTTTCGGAGGACGGCTGTTGCGTTCGCTTGGCTCATCGGACGGGGTCTCCTTCGGCGGGCTCGGGGCGGGGCGGGGGTTAGTAGCTCGCGACGTCGTTCGTGAGGACGGTTTGCAGCGCGTAGCCGCTGCCGCTGTCGTACTCGGCGGTGTAGCTGACGTCGATCGTCATGCGGCCGGGCCCGCCGATGGGGGCGCTCCAATCGTCGATCATGAGCTGCGGGCAGGTGAGCTCAAGCGCGGCGTTCGCGCTTTTCGTCCACGTGAAGGTGTACGCGTCGCTGGCGCCGGCTGCGAAGTCGGCGTACGTGCTGGCGTCGCGGAACGTGAGCGTGCCGCTGATGGTGATGAGGAGCTTGTCGTTGAAGTCGACGGCTCCAATCACGCGGGTGCCGTCGAGGACCTCTTCGATGTCGAGGTTGTTGTTGATCTGGATCTGGAGGTCCTCGAAATACGGGAAGGGCGATCCGCCTTTCGTGACGGCGAGCTCGCGGAACAAGAACCGGCTGTCGGTCTCCAGCGCGATGGTCTCTTCGGTGACGGTTTCGACGTCCTTGAAGATCCAGTCCGTGTCGACCACGAGCGCTTCTCGGGCGGGCTGCCGGAGCGTCATGGTGTTCAGCTGCCCGCCGCTGTAGCGGTGCGTCAGGCTGCCGCGCGTGACGGTGGCGCTGTAGGGCGGGACGGCGGCGAGGGCGCTATGCTTCGCGGTCTGTGGCGCGAACGTGTGGATGTACGGGCCGGTGCCGGTCGGCGCTCCGGGCGCGCCGTAGGTTGCGCGGAAGAGCTCGCCGAGGCTGCCGGGCCGCGCGTGGATTTCGGTGATGCCTCCGGTGATGCCCAGCCGGCCGGGATCGCTTGGGAGGGTGTTGCGCGTGCCGAAGACCATGGGTTCGCGGAGCCGGCCGCGCTCTTCGGTGATGGATTCCTGCGCCGTGATGAACCGGGTGCTAACCACGCCGGTTCCCCAGGCGCTTTCTACTCCGAGCCCAATCTTGCCGTCGATGCCTGCAGCCATGCTCAATCCTCCGTGTCATTTGGCCGCGGGGTGTTCTTACCCTTCGCGGCGCTCGTGGTGTTCGCGCGCTTCTGGACGGGGGTGAAGCACGGGTGCTCGGCCAGCTGCCGGGCGTGCTCGGCGTCTCGCGCCTTCACGGTAGCACCGGGCTTGAGTTCCGGCACGAACAGGCCGGGGGGTGGATCGTACGTGAAGGTCTGCGGGGTCTTCGCCATTCGTGCCTCCTAGTAGATGCCGGTTTCGACGTCGATCGTGGCGACGCGGAAACTCAGGCCGTTGCGGACCATGACGTCGGTGGCGTACGCGGTGCATCGCGTGTATTCAACAATGCCGCCGAGGCTGGCGTCGAAGGCGGGCGCGTGGATCGTGTTGATCAGCTCGGTGGCGAGCCGGCCGATCGTGTCTTCGTCCCCTTCGAGATTCTGTTGCAGCGGGACGTAGAACGCGACGATGAAGGCGTGCGCCTCGGTGTGGTTCGGTTGCGCGCCGGCGGCGGCCTGTTGCAGCGTGCCTCGGTCGAGCCACACCTCCGCGGCGGGTGTGCTTGGGAGCATATTCTGTCCGAGTGTGGCGGTGGTGACGCCGGTGACGCCTCCGGCGATGGCCTTGATGGCGTTGCCGATCGTTGTCGGGTCTTTCATGCCTGGTCCTCGAGGTAGCTGGACAAGACGGACGCGAGGTCCGACATGATGCTGCCTTTCAGCTGGCCGCCGCCTTGTGGTTCGGGGAGGGCGGCGCGCTTTGGGATGATTCCCTTGCCGGCAGGCAAGCCGCTGTTCGGCATCTGCTGGTGGTACTTGAAGAACGCGAACGGCGTTCCAATCGAGACGCTTTGCCCGTCGCCCGCGACGTCGTAGTTGAAGCTGTTTCGGAGGAGGCGGCGCCTGACGAGGGCCAGCTCGCTGTACGTCCAGCGGCGCCGGCCGCCCGCTTCAGCCGCTCCGGGGACGCCGGTGGTCTCCGCCGTGCCGGGGACGAGGCTGTCCAGCGTGCTGCGTTTCAGGGGCGGCCATTTCGCTCCGTCGGGGCTGCGTTGGTTCTTGAAGCTCGGCAGCACGTAATCGTCGAGAAGGGTTTGCCCGATGAGCTGCATGGCGGGCCGGGGCTCGCCGACCTTCGCGGCGATCTTGCTGATGATGCCTTTCACGCCGTTCGTGCCGGAGACGGTCACGCTGAGTCTCACCAGCCGCCTCGCCATTCTCGGCTGGTGTCCGTGTAGATGGATGCCTCGCCGGGCGTGCTGCCCGTGTCGACGGGCGTGGCGTTGACGACGATCGTGCCTCGCGACACGCCTTTGAACCACTCGACGGCGTCTCCGTGGTCGGTGTAGAGCGTGCTGCTGCTTACGGGCTCGGGAACAAGCCGGAGGACGCTGGCGAGGTGGTAGCGGGCCATGTCGGCAACGGCGCCAATCATTGCTTTCGTGACGTCGGCTGGATCGACGGGCGTGACGTACCCTCCGGCCGCCATGTAGCCGTCCGCCTTGCTTGCGGCGCGGTCGAGTGCCGCTTGCCTTTGCGTCAGGTCGCTGTTGCCCTGAAGGTCTCCAGGCAGGTACGACAGGAATTCAGGCTCGGTGAGGTACACGGTGGCCGCCACGGGTTAGCTCTGTTCCGCGTCCCAGGCGTTGTACGCCTCGAGGATCCGGTCGGCGGTCTTCATGCCGATGCCGGTGATGTCGGTCAGCTCGTCGCGCGTCGCGGCGTACAGGTCCTCGTAGCGGGTGTACGGGACGGGCGTGGCGGCGGCCAGCTCGTTTCGGCCGGGAAAGCCTGCGGGGAGGGGCGTACCGCTGGTGTCCGCCTCAACGGCGGCCTTGTGTACGCCGGCGGTGCCGGTCTGGCCGAGGGTGGCCTGTTCGCGGGCTTTCGCGCCTCGGTACCGCCGGAAGGTGATCATGCCCATGCGAGCCTCCTATACGTCTCGGGCGGGCGTGCCGGTGTTCGGTCACGCCCGCCCGGCGGGGGGTCATTCAGTCGGTGCGCTAGGCGACGTTGTGAATGATCTTGACGACGCCTTCCTTCGTGCCGCCGTTCGGGCGGCGGTAGCGGTGCGCGGCCCAATAGACGTGAGTCGCGGCGATTTCCGTGTCGGCGAGAATGTCGCTGTCCATCTGGACGGGCGCGTCGCCCTGCATCCACCAGGCGAGGGCGTTCCGCTTCAGGATGAGGCTCTCGTACCCGGTGGTGTCGGTGCCGCCTCCGCCATAGTCTGCGGTTTTCGTCATCTTGTCGCTGGTGATCAGCGGGATGCCGTTGATCTGCGCGAGCCGACCGTTCTGGAGGGCGGCCTGTTCGTAGATGGGGCGGCCGTTGTCGTCGACCTGTTGCATGAGGTTCTTCGCGACGTCGCTGTGGACAATCATGAGCGCGATGTCGTCCTGCTCGTCGCCCCAGACGTACCGGGCGTCGATGACCTGTTGCCACGTGAGCTCGCCGCTCGCTGCGGTCGTCGCGTCGTAGATGTTGTGCACCAGGCTGGTCGCGAGGGCGTTCGTGATGAGTGCCAGGTCTGCGCGGCGCTGCAGGCCAACGCGGAGCTGCCGGGCGGCCTCGGCGTACGGGTCGGCGTACGCGGTGGCGATGCGGGCCCACTCGGTGACCTCGAACGCCTTACCGCTGTGAAGCACGAGGGCGGTGTCGGCATCCATCGTGATCTTCGAGGGGGTGAGGGCGGGGACGGCTCCGCCGGCGCCTTCGTCGGCGGCGAGGTCCTCGAAGTCACCAAGCGTGCCGAAATACGGGATCTTGATGCGGTCGCCGCCGCGCGCGTCGGGAAAGCCGCGGGTGTTGACGATCGCGGCGCCCGTGCCGTAGAGCGCTTGCGCGTTCGCGAATTCTCCGCGGATGGCGTCTTCGAGGACCTCCGGGATAATGAGGTCGCTGCGGATCGTGGTTGCCATTCTGGTCTCCTATCGTGCCGGGTTCGCTCGGCTTGGGGGGTGGCGCTGTGGCCGGTGGTGCAGGGTTTAACTGCGGGCGGAGCGGTGCTCGGCGAGGAGGCGGTCGAATTCGGCGCGGTCGTTGACGGCGAGCTGGTGCCGACCAACGTTGCTGAGCGCTTCCCATGCGGTCTTGGCTTGCGTGCCGGGGGTGGCGGGGGCGTCCGCTCCGCCGGCAGGCTCGCGGGCGGGCGGCGTGGCGAGCGCAGCGATGCGGGGCGCGGCGTTGAGGTACGCCTCGATGCGGGCGGGATCGACCTTGCCGTTCGCGTCGGTCGCGGTCGTGCGGAGCGCCTCCGCGCTGGCGGGCGTCAGCTTGCGGTCCGCCTTGCCGCGCTCGAGGAGGGCGTCGACGCGGGTCTTCGCTTCGGCGTCTTCCCGCTCGGCGAGCTGCGTGGCAAGCGTCTCGGCTTGCGTCGCTCCGTCGCGCCACGCGGTAATGGTGCCGACCATGTCGGCGCCGTCGGGGACGAGGGCTCGGAGGGCCTGCACGGCATCGCGGTCTCCCTTGAGGGTGGTGACCTCGCGCAGCGCAGCGTCCTCGCTGGCTTCGGGGGCGAGCCCCAGGGCCTGCATCACGGTCTTCATCTGTACCTCCTGTGGTTGCACGGCCGCGCTGCGCGGCGTGGTGCCGGGGTGGTCGATCAGCCCGTCATCGGCGATGGCGAGCTGCGGGACGGCTTGGCGGGTGAGATTGGCGGCGATCAGGGCGTCCATGTTGCGGGTTGCGGGGATGTTCGTCAGGGCCGTGTTGATGTAGCCGGTGATCTGCCCGTCCTCGTCTGTCCAGAAGGCGGGACTGGTGTAGCGGTACTCGCGGTCTTTCAGCATCTGCGTGGCCTTCGGTGTCCACCGGACGTTGGTTGCCCACAGCTCGGGGCCGTTCGCGGTGTCGCGCGCTTCGAGGCCGTGCCACGCGGCGGCGGGCGCGGGCCCGCCGTACATGGCGGCGTGCTCGTAGTCGAAGCTGTGCTCATTGCCCCACGCTCGGGACTCTTCCATGACCTGTCGCGAGCTGTCGCTCGTGAAGAAGAACGTCCCTTTGCGGGTCTCGATCTTGCCAGCGTTGAACAGGCGGACGTCGGTTGGAAGGCTGCCGTCAGTTTTCGGTTCGACGGCGAGCGTGATGGTACGCAGCTGATGCCCGTTGCCGGGTGGTGTGGTGCTGTGTTCTCTACTCACCGTGCCTCCGAAACGAGAAGCGCCCGCCCAGGGTTGCGTCTGGACGGGCTATTTGTGGGTGTCGCGGGCGGACGCCGTGACGCTCTGCCGACGACTGTCGCCATCATAGCGCGCTTCATTCCGTGTCTGCGCGAGGATCCGGGGCGGGCGGGCTGCGGTTGGCTTCGTGCAGCTCCGGCTCGTCTTCGCTGTAGGAGCCCATGCGGCTTTGGGTTGGGTTCGCCAGGTCGGTGCTTTGGGCTTGCGCGAGGGCTTCGAGCTGCGCAAGGCGTTGCCCGATCTGGTGTACGCGGCGGCGGGCGTCTCGGTTCGTGAGGGCCATCGTGCCTCCTGTCTCTAGAAGTCGAGGTTGCGGCCGGCGCTTTTCGCCATGCGGCGGAAATCAGCGACGAATTGTGCGCGGTCGGCGTGAGTGTAGGTGCGGCCTCCGAAGTTCACGGTGACGTCTTGGACGCTGGTCGTCAGGGCGTTCGGGCCGGTGGCCATGCTGACGATTTCGTTCTCGCTCGGGTGCACGCTGAAGAAGGCGGCGTCGTCGAGGATCTGGTCGGCGAACGTCTCGTCGATGTTGAACGTCCGCTTGAAAACGACGTCGGCTTTGCTGTACGGGTTGTTCGGGGCGAGGCTCCAGCTGGCCATGCTGTGACTGCGGATCCGGATGACGTCGTCGCCGCTGTCCCACGCTCGAGCGACGTCTTCGATGAAGTCGATTCCTCTGACGCCTCGGTACGCGACGAATTCCTCGGGTGCGTCGATGCCCATCTGGGCTGCGCGGGCGGCCCATCTTTCTCTGCGGGTGGCGATCGTCCAGGCGATGTTTTCTGCGGCTTCCTGGTTTACCTTGCGTCGCCCGACCGCGATGCCGGTGTCGAGGAGCTCTTCGACGGTTGCGCGGACGTCTGTCTGGTAATCGCCGCCGCTGTAGGTGCCGGTCCACCGCTTGATCGTGTCGGCTTTCTGACGGACTTTCGATGGGGGCAGCGCCTTGTGCAGCTCATCCCATTCGAGCTCGAGGCCGATGTTGTCGTACCGCACGGCGCGGTCGAATTCCACGATGCGAGGTTGGTCCCACGTGAGGGGCGGCGGTGCTGCGCCGGCCGGGCGGGCGGCTTTCGTTACGGGCGCGAGTTGAGTGCGTAGGCCACGCACGGCGGTCGTGCGTTTCGCGAGGAGCTCCGCGAGCTCCCTGCGGGCCTCGACCGGCGCGCTTGGTACGGCGTTGAAGATCAGGTCATCCCATTTGTCATTGACGATGTCGGCGAGCTCTTCGATGCTGTCCAGCTGCCCCAGGAGACGACCATGGATGGCGGCGGGTGCGTTGTGCCCGCTGGTGCGCCAGACGCTGCTGTAGGCCGGGTTGATGGCGTCGCTGGCGAGCCCATCGAATTCGGAGGCGATGCCGAGCAGCTTCGTGGGCTTGCGGCCGGCTTGCGCGCGCATGAAGAGCGTCCCGCCGTTGTCGATGCGGTAGAGGCGTCCCTGCACGTCGACGATGTTGTCGAGGTTCATGCCGACGGCGTCCCAATTCCCGAGCCACACGTCGGCCATGTACCCGTCGAGGACCTTGTCGGCGCGGGCGGCGTCCATGCCGATGTCGCCCAGGGTTCGGGCGTCCTTGAGGACGCGGCTGGCGTACGCGACGGTGCCGTCGTCGAGGTGGAACACGATGCTTTCGGGCGTGTCAATGCCGACGTAGCGGTAGAGGGTGTTGCTGACCTGCTCGCTGTACGCCTGCATCGGGTCGTCGTAGAGCTTGACGTACCGCTCGACGCCGTCCGCGCCTTCGTAGAAGCCGCCACGGTTCGAGCCGCGTGCGTCTCCGGTCTTTCTCGCCATGTACGCCTGTTGCTGCGTTTGCGGCTTCGGGGGTTTCGGGGGCGTGATGGGCTCCGTCGTGTGTGCTGCGGGTGTGCTGGTCTTCGGTTTGACCTTCGGCGCTTTCTTCGAGCTGAGGGGCGGTTTCGTGAGCCCCATGCTTTTCGCTTTCTGGCCGTACGCTTTCTGGAGGGTGACCGGCCATTTCGTGGGGTCCGGTTCCCACTCGTCGACGTTCGGTTCGTAGCCCCAGCCGGCCTGCGCTGTGGGCGCGTCGTCGGGCAGTTTGTCGCCGGGGTTCGCTTCGTCGCCGGGTCTGCGGCGGTCGGTGCGGACGCTGCTTCGGCAGCGGTGGTGTAGCGGGGGGTAATTTCGTTTCCACCACGGGTCGGTGTTCAGCTTGCGGATGTTGTCTCGCGCGATGCAGATGTCGGTCGTGTTCTGGTCGAGTAGCGCATCGAAAATCCACCAGGGGCGCTGGCTTGCGATGGGCTCGATCGTCATTTGGGCGTGCCGGCCGGTGTTGTAGCTGTTCTGCAGGGCGTTCCGGTAGATGGTTTCGGCTCGGAAGGCGGGCCGCGCGACGGTGCCGCCCCAATCCTGGTTGACGATCTTGATGAGGTCCTTGCGGTACTTGTTGAACGGTTGGCCGCTGCGAATGCCGGCGAGCGTGGCGGCGTGAACGTCGGCGACCATGCTGGTCTGCGCGACGTTTGCGAGCGTGAAGGCGTAGCGGCGCCACTTGAGTCCCATCTGGTCGTACGTCGGGCGGGTCATGGGGATGCGGCGGTCGAACCATTCGGAGGCTAGACGGAATTCTTGCGGGTCGCTGGTGCCGCCCCACGCCATGCGTCAGCCCTTGCCGGTCTCGAGCTGCTCGCCGGGTTTCGGGTGTTCCGCGTCGTCTCGGCGGGTCTGGTTGGGGGTGAGGACGATGTACCCGCATGCGGGGCAGCAGGCGCGCGTCCAGCCGGTTGCGGGGGTGCTGCTACCGAACGCCCGGTGCATTTCTGTGTTGAGGCAGCGGGGGCAGGTCAGGTGGGGAACGGTGCGCCAGCTCATGCGTCCTCGATGACGGCGTGCCGGCCGGCGAGGTCCGCCATGATCAGGGCTTCCATGAGGCCGGCTACCTCGTCGGGGTCCATCGTCTCGTGCAGCGCCTCGATTCGCTTGAACAGGTCGTCGTAGCTGGTTGCGTCCTGAATCGCGGTGGTGAGTTGCGTCGCGTTGCGTTGCAGGCCGGCGAGGGGCGTGTTGCGCGCGGCGAGGCGATCGATGTACAGCTGGCCGCGAATGAAGCCGCGCGCCGTTCTTGGGTCGTCGCCGCTGGCGAGCGTGACTCCCTTCGTGCTGGTGACGCCGGGTGGCGGGGGTGCGGGCGGTCCGCCCTGGCCCGCCTTCGAGCGGATGAGCTCGTCGCCGATGGGCCCGTCGAGGGGTGGCAGGCCGAGCCGGTCTCGCATTTCGTTGCGGGTGATGACGCCCGCTTCGAGGTGGTACCCGACGACTTCCTGTTCGCTGTTCGGGTTGGTGTTCCACCGGAGCCAGGGCGCTTCGTCCGTTCCGAAATTGAAGAGCGCCCACCACTTCAGGGGGCCGTTGTGCAGGGTGGTGCTGAGGACCTGCTCGTCGTGCTCGATGTAGTCACGGCGGATGAAGTCGTGAACGGTGGCCGCGGCGTAGCTGCCGCCGCTGACCTCCGTCGTGAGGTTCTGGCCGGCGATGCTGATGGCGATCGCGGTGTCCGACATTTGGATCTGTCGCTCGAACGTCTCGGCGGTCTTCGCTTGCGCCTCAACGAGCTTGACGTCGAAGCCGGGTGGCAGGCCGATGCCGGTTACGCCCGCCATGCTTTGCAGGTCCGCGGCGAGCTCTTCGCGGTCGGGCTTCGTGCTGCCTTCGGGCGTGGTGCCGACGCGGAGGGGGTTGCCGTGCGCTTCGCTGTACGTGCCCCAATCGATCAGAGCGTACCGCTTGAGGAGCCAGAAATGGGCGAGGCTGCGGTAGAGCCCTTTGCGCCACGGGCTGCTGGAGCCGTACGGCGTGAACAGCACCCACTTGCCGTCGTCGAGGTCGAGCTGCGTTTCGCCGTCTCGGGTGGTGACGTGCCACGTGTCGGTCTCGGTGTCGAAGCGCAGCCAGCGGGGGTGCCAAACGTGGAGGCGGGGGAGGAGCCGGCCGGTGTCGGCGTCGATCTGCCAGCGGTGCTCGCCGAGGCCGACGCCGAGAATGATGCCCCACGCTTGAAGCTCGGCGAGGTCGTCTTCGGGGTAGGCGAGCCACAGGTCGTGCTCGAGCGCGTCGTGTGTTGGATCGTTCGCTTTCGTCTCGCCGTTGCTGTCTTCGATCCGGATGTCGAGCTTCATGAGGCCTTGGAGGCGGGTTCGAAGGACGCCGTTGATGCGGTCGTCGGTCTGGAGGTACTCGGCGAGGTCGGCTGCCATGCGTAGGTTGCCGAGCTCCGCGGCGCGTCGGGCGCGCTTGATGGCGGCGGGGTCCCATTCGTCTCGCGTGGTGTATGCCGGCGCGCGGTAGATGCGGGTGGTGCTGGCCTCGGGTTTCGTCATCGGCTTCTCCTCACGCTGCGGGCCTTCGTGCGCCCCTCGGTGTACGCGTTCGCGGTGTCGGGCAGGTACTTGAGTGCCTGCGTCAGCTGGTCGACCACGTCGGTGCGGTCTGTGGCGGGGAATGTCGACAGGGCCGCGCGGGCGCTTTCTACCCACGGTAGCAGCCGGGGGTGCGGCAGGAGGACGTTGCCGCTTTCGATGCGGGGACTGACGGCGTGTGCTCGGGCTTCCTTCGTTCCGTGCGGTTGGCTTGGGATGAGGCCGCCGATTTCGTGGCGGAGCGTGTCGATGACGGCGGGGCCGTTGGCTTTGTCTTCGACAATG